AAGCCGGAAAGTCTTCATGAAACTAGGATCCCGCCGAGTCGGAGCCTTTTTGCGCGCAAACACCAGAATCGTAGAATCAAGCAGGAAGTCTATATCCGCCGTCACCCCCTCGGCCGCGGTATCGTAAATCATGTAGGAAGTCCTCACCTCTGGAGACCCCACAAACATCTGACTTGCGCTTGCTTCAGTCGGCACTGCCAGCCCTAGAGACGACTTGCCGGCGCCAGTGCCGATCACAAAGCGCCCACGGACCGAACTCTGATTCTTGAAGATGCTCCAGGCTGTAGCGCCAAACAAAACGCCAATACCCATGAGCGATCCATAACGCGCAGCCTTGATCACGGACAAAATGGCTGCATCTACGTCTGCCACTGGATCCGCGGACGAACCCCAGGTTTTATCCGTGCCGGCACCAACAGCAGCAAGAGCGGCCGTGATGACCGAGGATTCATGAGCCAATGCGCCCACTTCCGCAACCGCGGTCATCCCTTCACGAAGCATGTTCTCAAGCCCTTCAGCTTCGAGTTGCTCGAGATTATCAACCGGATAATCTAAAGCGTGAGGTTCGCAGTTGAAAGTACTGTCTGAAGCATCAAACTTCAGTTCGGTAGCACGCCCGCCAAGAGCTCGGAGCGTGTTAGGAATACGGAAGCGATTCTTCTCAGAATAGCTCTTAAACCGGCCCGTACTGGTCGCAACTTCAACCGTCGGGGCGAGATAGTCGGCAACAGGCATAATCGCATCCTGTGCCGCGCCCTGCGCATATTCCCGAAGCGTTGGGTTCGCACTCAAATCACTTAATCTGCTCATTGTCCATCTCCATTTTTTTTCGTCACCCTTGACACAAACAAACGACAGCCAAGTCGTCACCAATACAAAAATTTTCTAGTTGTTATCACTTTCCGATACGAGAGACCAGGTACTAGCATCAACACCAATCAATAGCGCCGAGTCATTGCCATCCAAAAGAATTGCGCCAGACGCAGCAACAGGCGAGGAATCAGCAATCGTCACAAGATTGGTTGAGCTTGATGCTACGGTCAAAAACAACAACTGTCCCGCGGCGCTGGGTGCGTCAATCGTTATCGTGTTTGTCGTGTTGTTTGCGCCGTCGATGCCGGTCAAAACATACGATCCAGACGAAATAGCAACAGCCTGTCCGTTGGTTACATCAAGCGCAGTCGAGGTGAATTCAGCGGTTCCTACTACAGCGAAATCACCGGCAGCTCCAGTGACAGTTAAAGCTCCCGCATTGTCGATTGTAGCGTCACCAGACACAACCACTGCAACAGCCTGAGAGGCGGCATTACCAACGACGATATAAGTGGGGGCAACTGCCTCAAGTTTCGTCAGTTCAATCGCGGCGGCCGCTGCAATATCAGCATTAACAACCACACCAGCAGCAATCGCCGTCACTCCATTAGTAGCGATTGTGACATCGCCACTCACAGCATGAGCAGCAGCCTGATTAGCCGCATCGCCAATCAGAACTTTGCCAGTCACCAACACTGAACCAGTCGTCGCATGAGCAATCCGAATAGCTTCACGAAAAGTCGTGTCTGCATCCGTAGCCCCAGCAAAGGGGGAAACCGAAAGCAAAACGACCAAAGACAGAATAAAAGACAGAACCAGTTTCATTTTTATCACTCCTTCACGCTAATGCGAGAGTCCTATTCGATTACAGGACCGTAATGTTTCCAATCAGGGCCGGGCGAACCAAAACCAACTGCCCGTCCACGCCAATTTCTTCAGCAACGCCAAGACCACGATACGTGCCAGATTCAGCGGGGAGCACACGAACCATCCCGGCATCCGCCGGTGTTGCGACATCTGCAAGAACCATCACATCCCCAGGGTTGCAAGTGCCTTCCAACCGGATGCGAACATTTCGCCCAGATTCAATGGGACGCACGTCGACATAGGCTTCGTCCGCGGCGCCTTCCAGCAACACATAAGGGACATGGTCGTCATTGGCCGTGGGAAGCAAGATTTCAGCAATGCCGCCATCATGAGACATTTTAACCAAATGACCTTCAAGATCCGTCAACAAGATCCCAGCCAACACACGCAAATCACCAACCCGAGTATTACTCTGTTCCTGACTCATACCACTCTCCTCTTTTATTCAAACTCACAACACACTCAACTCGAAAAAACTAAGAAACGGTTTCCCGCTCAGCACGCCGGAAGGCAATAGCAAAGGGAATGTTCTGGGACTTCGCCATTTCATGCGCACGATTTCGAATCGCAACTGCTTTCGAATTGGCTACTTCGTCGGTCTTCGGTAATCGCGCGACAGGGCGAACCAGTTTGCGATTATGAAGAGGGCTCCGGCGCTCGGGTTCCACGACAGTCACAGGCTTTGCGGCTTTCATCGCAGAAGTTTTGATCACAAGCTGATCAAGGACAGCGGTGGCCGCTGCTCTATTCGTCAAAAGCTGGGCGCCCCAGTACTTGCGAGTCTCGGGACTGATAACATCAGCATAATCACCCAATTGACGATTAATTAACTCGTCTTCAAGAGCAACCACCTCACGCAAAAGGATTTTGTTTTTCTCTTTGGCAAACCGCAGCGAGTTGGCCAGGTGCCCAGAAGCACCAGCAACAACGACCGTTTTGTTTTTGCTATCATTCTGTTTCATCCGGACCCCCAATAAGTATTCTCTGAAGCATCAAACTTGACTTACGGTCGTCACACTTGCACACCCTAAAAGAAAAAGCAACCATTTATTTCACATCACTCACGCAGTTGCAGATTTGGCCGCTGCATTACAGCGTGCATCGGCCTTAGATCGCCCCACCGAAACTGCAGCAGCTCCACAAAAGTCAGCAGGGCCAGCATCCTCTAACACTCCACCTCGGTTTCCCATGATTTCATGATACCTCGCGAGCCAATCGGAGTCAGAAGAACTCAAAGAGTCGCCGGTCGCCTGTCGCTCAATCAAGCCGTCAGCCCGAGAGTGAGCACTCTGAACAGCGGCGTCACGAGACTCATTCGCGCGTTGAGTCTCACGTTCATACTTGTCCATCGCATCGCGTTCAGCGCGCTGAAACTCTGGATCATTGTCACCGAGATACTCGTCCGAACCTTCATCCAACGATAGTTGTTCTCGGTACGCGGCATCTGTCCAGTGTAGATCAAGCCAATCAGACACGGGGTCATCATCACCGCCAGCCAGAGCTCCCTGATCCGCCAGATCAAGCAATAGCGATTCCTCGCCAGAAGTCAACGCCTCGCCATCGGACAGTTTTTGACGGATCGCCTCGGTTTCCAGCTCAACCCCTTCGCGGTCAACCTCTGCCATTGATTCACGCTCGATGCGCTCAAAATCGGCATCGCCATCGCCTGAAAAGTATTCGCCTTGTGCGGCAAGCACACTCGCCAACTGATCTTCCTTTGAAATAGGATCCCCACCAGTTCTGTACTCTACCGGCGTATTCCCTAGTTCCTCAGCCTCAGCAATATCCGCATCACTTGCGGGATCACGGCCGTATTTATCTTTGAATGCAGCAATCGACGCATCCACATAAAAATCGAGATCATCGCTTAACTCAGCCTCTGTCAGTGGCTCATCCGGATTTGTTCGAGTTCCAGTACTCTCGTCGAAATTTTTACTACCTCCTAAATAAATCCCCTCATCTGGCACATCCCCGGGGGCGCGAAGGGTAGACCTAGTGGGTTTCTTCGGGGCCTGACTGCTTTCGTTTTCATCCCTAGCAGCACGACGAGCAGCGGCTTTCGCCTTTCGCACCGCAATTGACGCAGCACGAGCTGCATCGGACCATTCATTCTCTAATTTGTCCGGTGATCGGTTCATAACATTTTCCCTCAACTTCACAACAGCCAGATTTCCCCTCTCAGATTCCGTTGTCGGTTCCAGGGTACAACGACAACTATCACGACAAAACAAACGACCTCCACCCGGGCGCACATTCGCATCGTCCCAAACAGTCTGCGGATGAATTTGCCCAGCCAACCCCGTACAACTGGGGCAATGATCATCATTGCTGCCGAGACTCCATTTCATCATCTGAGGTCTGTCGGCGGCATTAGAAAGAAGTCTGCCGCCGCTTCGATTGCTCAGCGGCACCATTCCCTTCAAATTCGGGTCGTTCGTCACTGCAGCGTTCAATAATCGCACAGGTCGCACGCGGTTATTCCCCAAGTCCTCGCAATCCCCCCGAGACCACACAGGAGATATAAACCGGTACCGTCCGCCCTTCACACTTGCTTCGCCGCTATCGCTCCACCGGACCTTCCCCCAGATACCAGTTTCTCGATTTTCCAACTGAGTGATCCATCCGGCCGCCTCACTCTTCATATTGTTGTCCAATGAAAAGTGGTCAAAATCAATCAGGAGCCCGGCGAAATTCTCTTCCGCAGCATCCTTGTAAAACGCATTTAACATCGCATCACAAGACGCGAGATCGACAACCTGGACAAGACCAGACTCCCCGTGCGGGAATTCCCCCGTCGCGCACAAATGATACCATCCATCGGAAGGCAGCACAAAACTCTCATTACGATTCAAGATCAAACTGTTCATGACACCCCCATCAAGTTACACAACAAATGCACGCGATCACCTATACACTACTTTATTAGGATTACCAAGTATTATTCTGAGCTAGTCTGAGTCTCGCTTATCCCGCCACCATGACGTAAAACTATCAGCCAGATCCAGCACATCCTCACTGAAATTAGGCACCGCTAGTGGATTGTCCCACACTTCCATGTCGGCAGCGCCTCCATGGAATTGTTCGAATTCCTCTTTAGTCATTCCGTCTTTAGTCACCTCGCCATCGCGCGTCCCATATCTACTCGCCTCATCCGCTGCCGTGCCATATTCAATGGCCGGCGTTGGTTCCGGCGGTGGATTCACCCAGTCCTCAAAACTCACATAAGCGCCGACATCCGCCTCCAAGTAAGCAGCAAGGCTCTCATCTTTCTTTCTCTTCTTAAACGCCTCACGTTCCCGTGCGACCTCAGCATACCAGTCTGCCGATGTCGCGTCAGGGTTCTGATCCATCCACTTTTTCTTCCTCCCAAACGGGCCCCAAAGATCCTCAGCTTCATCCGATTCCTTAAGCCATTCCTCGTTGCGCCTTTGCGCTTCCAAAGAATCCCAAGTATGCCACAAAAGGGGAGAATCGGTGTCCTTTTCAGGACGCGGCACAATTGGTGCCCCATTCTGGTCATACAGCGGCTCATTGCGAGGTTCACTTGTCCCATCCACAAACCCATACGGAGCATTCAGACCGCGGTCCCCATAATGCGGATCCGAGAGGCTCCCGTCACTCCCTCGCGAATACCACTGGGTCCCCTTGCCCTGCTCCAACTGCTGCCCGGACCGCTGAGCACCTAAACTTAATTCTTGTTCTCGTTTCCAATCAGCGTCAGTTGCATCAGGATTCGTCTCAAAGAACGCAGCCCGTTTCTCCTCATCCTTTTGTTTTTTCCATGCTTCCAAACTCCGTTCTTGCTCTCGCTTCCAGTCCGCCTCAGTTGCGTCGGGGTTTGCCTCTTCGAAAATGGCCCGTCTCTCTTCGTCCTTGCGCTTTTTCCAAGCCTCCAGACTTCGTTCTTGTTCTCGTTTCCAATCAGCGTCAGTTGCATCAGGATTCGTCTCAAAGAACGCAGCCCGCCTTTCCTCATCCTTGCGTTTTTTCCATGCTTCCAAACTCCGTTCTTGCTCTCGCTTCCAATCAGCCTCAGTTGCTCCGTTGTTTTCAGTCAAGAACGCCAAGCGTTTTCGTTCAACAGCTTTCGCGCGCCTGATCGCTAACGACGCCGCTCTCGATTCCGCTGTCCACGCATTAGTCAACTTGACATCATCGGCATTCAGCGTAATTTCAGTAAGAACACCCTTAGAATCTTCGAACCCAAACGAGTCAAACGAGAATTCCATTCCGTCTACATCAGAAGCTCCAACATACTTTTTGCCGGTCCCAGGCTTGAGATAGGCAAGAGTGACATGAGGGTTATAGTCAGGCCAATCGTTTTCGTGTGGAATGGTCTTCAGCGATTTGTTTAATGCATGCAACGCCTTCGAACTGACAGCAACCTTGAGAACGTCCTGGTCAGGATTAGAGAACAATTCAGACTTGCCCAATCGCACGACGCCGCCGAGATCCGATTGAACCGCAGCAAGCAGCAAAGCGGGATCGTCTTCAGTGAACCCATACAAACTCGTAATATGAGGCGAACCCTCTTTTCCGTCATCGCCCAGGTCGGCAGAATCAATGCGGTCCCTCATTATCTTAAGAACAGCCTGCACAGGAGATGGAACCCGTACAAACGCAAATCCGCGACTAGGGGTTGAAGTCTTCCCATTCCCTCCAAAGTAGTTTGCCAGGGCCCGTTGATCCTCCGTGCGTTGACCGAAACCAGACAGCCGAACGCCCGAATTCAACTTGCGTACCGACCCAAACAACAAATTACTATTAAGCGTGCACATTAGACTCTCCCAAAGTATATCCGGTTTTCTCCGCGACCTCGCTGGGATCCACCTCTAGCCCCGCTTTCGACAGGTCCACAACATCTTTCACGACCTGCTTTGACTGATCCGACGCCACAGGGGTAAATTCGAAATATGCCAACACAGGTTGACCGGGAAAGAAAGATTCAAGAAGCGGCAAATCAATAGAGCGCTGCAGCAACCCGCTTAGCATGACCGCATCAGCGCGCGCAATCTGCATGAACGTTTCACTATGCGCGTTGCCTGCCAGCGTGCCGCTCCCCGGCTCAGTCAGAACGGTCAGAAGGCCCCCCGTCGCAGCGATAGTCAACTGCTTATCAATATACTCGATTTGATTCTGGAATGGAGCTGTTCCAGTCTCAGGACTCACATATTCAACCGAAGTACCGTAAGGCAAAAACCCACGTCCATCACTTATGATCTCATCGGCAATAGTCTGGAATTGCTTTTCTTGGTCGTCTGTGGCATTTTCTGGACCGACGAGAAACACCGAAGGAATCCCAAACACAGATAAATACGAATCCCAATCTCTCTGGCCTAAATTCTTCCGAAAATAGAGCAACGATAAGATACGATCCAGCGCCCATGTCTCAAAGATAATAAAGTCATCGGGGTCAATTTCCTCACCCTGCATCTGCCCCGAAGTTGCAGATTGATTATATTCCCAATCACCAAACATTCCATCACGGACCCAAAACCACTGTTCGACAGGCTCTAGTCGGCGGATCAACCCGTCATCATCCCAATGCTTTTCCAAATGAGCATAGCCGCGGAAAACGCCGCTCACAAGGAACCCAACAGCGTCCCTGAAATTCTCAATGTTATCGTACACGTGTTTCAGCAAATCAACTTGCTCATTGGCCAACGGCGAATCAGAATCATCACCCGCCACCCTGCGAATTGCCCAGTCCACGGACAGCAACGCAGCCCGTCGGCGCTGAAACACGGAAGTGATCACAGCATCACTCATTTCCATGTAACGATAAAACCACTGAAGGTCAGCGTATTGCCCTCGCTCCCCCGCGTCCAAAAGCGACACAAGCCTAGCCATGCTCAATCCACGCAAGGGATTATACGAGTCACGCCACCCATGGTCTTTGGTGTTGAATATTGACATCAGTTGTCGCCTCCATTAAAGCGGCGCCAGGAGCCGCCCGTTTTTATTACCCATACAAAACCCGGCGACGTCGAGATCGCCCGCTACGATGGCCCCCAGAAAGCCCAACGCCACCATCCCTCCGAGTTCCCTTATCCGCCATGTAACGCTCATCGACAAGAGCCCCCACCCGCAACATATGCCCCACGCAAGAAGTTTGCCAGCGCCCATGATTCGCAAGAGCAAGCGCCATCACACAATCATCATGATAACCAGATGGAGCAGAATAACTCAAGCTTCCAGTAGCAGAGTACTTATACTCATACCGCTTCATCTCAGCAGTTAAGACCTCCCATGACGCCGGCCAAGCCACTTGCCGTTGTTCAACAGCGACAATCAAGCGCTGCACAATATCAGTCTTGCTGGTTGACGTAAAATTAAACGCTTCAATGTCTCCGTAGACCCTTTTTAGATCATCATAGATAGGATCCCCCACACCTGTCGCATCAAGTATCAAACGCCCATGATGCAGACGAGCAAAGGCTAAGATCCGTTCTTTCTGAATAGGCCAGTCAAGGTGATTGAATCGGTCCGTATCAAAACACCTCCCCGTCAACCCGTCCATCGCGATCAGTACAGTGAAATCCGTATGTTTCGCCAAATCGCACCCAATCAGCACGCGCGAGCGGCTGGAGACAGGCGTCACACTATCCAATAAATACGTGCACGCGTCAACATGCCGAAACACGCCGGCACTGTCCTCCAAAAATTCCGCCTCGTATTCCTGCCGGAACACTGTTTCAGGCAGGTCCCTTTTCGCGTCATCCCACTCACATGCGGGGAAATACGGCGACGCGTTGCTGCCGAACGTGAACGATGTATAGTCCTTTTCAGTCGGATCCAACCCTCGAGTAAACAAGTCATAAAACCAATTGCGGCCTGAAGGTGTACCAATAAACACCGCCCAGCCAAGATGATCCGACAACGTAGCCCGAAGAGTATAAGTCCAAACATTAACAGGGATTTTCGACGCTTCGTCTAAAACCATGCCTATGAAACCATACCCCAACAGAGATACAGGATTATCGGCCGACAGAAAAAAGATGCGACAAGGTCCCTTAGCTCCAGTGAAACTGCCCACTACAGGGTTACGACCAGCAAAAGTAACAAAGCCGGGCGCGATCTCTTGGAAGGCCTCAATACCGCGATCGGCGACACCATACGTAGGAGCAACCCACGCATAGTCACCAGCTTCAACTCCACCGCCACAGTCGATAATCTCGGCAGCGAGGCAAAGCGTCTTGCCGAAACGACGGCCAGTACAAACAATACGCCATCGTTTATCGCGGGCCAAATGGATTTCTCGCTGAGCCGCGTGAGGCTGATAATTCAGAGTAACAAGGGCCATAAAACCGCCACATTGCAATGAAAAAGGAAAACAACACCTGTCAGGTGGAGCGACAAGGGGGCTACCCTTGCCGCTCGGTTCGCGTTACTTACTCTTCTTCGCGGGTTGTCGTCGCGTCCCCTTGTTGCCCCTGCCAGCGCTACTGCCGTCTAGTCGCCGGGTCCCGCCACATGCGCCGCGCGCACCGCGTCCTGCATTACCTCGTAATATTCTTGCCATCATCCGTCTCCATAGCCGTGTCGTTACCCTAGTCAGTATGGCCAATCCCGACCAGAACTCGCACGATACGCGCGAGACCACACCAGTAACCCCCGTTATCTCAATCAGTGTGGGGGCGATCGTCGGGAGAGCCAACCAAGCTTTTCCAATGGATGACACCATCGGGGTCGAATTCTAGCTTTGATTCCTTTGGAAGCAACGGCATAATGATTGTTCGAAAAAACGTCATTGGATGTTCTTTGAACTCAGTCTCTAACGCTTTTGAGAGCTGTAACAAATTTCGTTTTTTCCCAATCATCGAATCAAGAGCCGCAAGAGCCTTAGCTCTCCCACTACGGACGCCCTTTGGCCGTCCGGCTGGATTAGCACACTGACCAGCCACAAAAGTTGCCATACTTCCCCCCTTTCATAAATAACTGAAACACAAAAGTTTCGATTTGTCCATTCAATATCACAGACGCGGACGGATCACCACGAAACGGACGCCCCCTCTTTTTTAAAAAATATAAAAAAGGTATACTTTTCCTTGACCCTACAAACCAGAGGTGATAAGTTCAGTCGTGATGAAGAAAGACAACAACAACATTGACCAATGCCAACAGGCGTAACAGACAACATCCCCAGAGGAGGACATGAAAAAGCGAATGGCCAAAAAACTTAATAAACCGCAAACGGTCGGGATCAAGTTTACAGTCGAAGACCTAAACATCATCGACACCGCCAAACAGAACAACGCATTCAAAAGCAGAACGCAAGTCATCAGAACCGCAATTCACAAAACATTCGGGGACGAACAATGAACCGAAAACGACATCTGATACTTAACACAATTTGCGAGTTCAGCGGCGACCCCGACCGGCTCGAAGAGGAATTGGTAAAATGCCGCCGATGGGCTCTCACCTCTCTGGTCATTTCGTGCATATTTGTCATAGCACTGGTCGTCGTAACCTGCAGATAGCAGCACACAAAGGAAACTCGCTCATGCCGAATTTATTACTGTGGGTTGACTGCGTACCCCCAAAGGCAACCAGTCAACAGAAAGGCGCAGTAAGAACGTCGAAGGGCATTCGATTTTACAAAAAGCACCATGTTGCAGCAGTCGAACAAGAACTGCTCGGCTTGCTTCGTTCTGCAATTCCTAAAGACTGGACAATGATCGAAAGCGGTCCAATCTCATTAGATGTTCGATTCGTTTGGCCTTGGCGCAACTCGGAACCACAAAAGAACCGGATTCAACCAGTAAGGGCTATGTACGTAAGGCCAGATTGTTCCAATATCATCAAGATGCTGGAAGACGCGCTAACACATTTAAAAGTATGGCGGGATGACTCGCAAGTTGCGAGTTTGCAGGTAATGAAATTCTGGGGCGATCGTCCCGGCATTAGTATTGGAGTCAAACAAATAGAGGAGTGTTGAGATGGTGAAAATCAATCAGTTCGAAGTCGAAAACGTGAAGCGCGTTAGAGTCGTTTCTTATGACTGCACCGGAGAAACGCTGACAATCATCGGAGGCAACAACGCAGCAGGGAAGACAAGTGTGCTAGACGCCATCATGTGGACACTTGGCGGAGATCGTTACCGGCCAGGCAATGCAATCAGAGACGGAGCCGACAAACTCGCAACAAAGGTGACGCTCTCAAACGGTATCATCGTTGAGAGGCGCGGTCAGGGTTCACTCAAAGTCACAAGTCCGAATGGCAAAGGCGGACAAGCGTTGCTGAATGATTTCGTAAACCAGTTTGCACTCGACCTTCCCAAATTCATGCAGGAATCCGACGCAGAGAAAGCGCGGATGCTCCTAGAACATTACCCCGAACTCGGAGCAAAGCTCAAAGACCTAAACGAAGCCGTCAAAAATACTTTCGCCGAACGCACCGCATTGGGGCAAATTGCAACACGAAAAGCAAAACATGCCGAAGACCTTCCCCATGAAGAAGGAATTCAAGAGGCGCCGCTTTCGGGCAAGGCCATGACAGACAAATTGCAAGCAGCCCTCGCCGTTAATGCAAGGAACACCGAAACGCGCCGCAGGGGGGGACAAGCAACCCGCCAGAAGGACACAAAAACCGCAGAAGTCCAGCAGCAGCGAGCACGCGTCTCGGAGATGGAACAGCGCCTTGAACAAGAGCGCGAACGGCTCAAAGAGATGCAAAGCCAAGAAGCCGCGCTCACACTAGAAATAGAAGAAGCAAACAAGGCATCGGCCGGCCTGATGGACGAAGACACCACAGCACTGGAAACAGAGCTTGAACAGATCGACGTAACAAACGCCAAGATCCGGCGCAACTTAGAAAAGCAGGCAGCAGCCGACGAAGCAGAAACACTGAAAGATCAGTACAACGCTCAGACGGCCAAACTCGAGGAGTTGCGCGCAGAACGTCTCGCCCTCCTCTCTGGCGTAGAGATGCCGCTAGAGGATCTATCCATCAGCGAAGAGGGCGCGCTTGTCTACAAGGGGCAACCTTGGGACTGCATGAGCGGAGCTGAACAATTGCGCGTTGCCGTCGCAATCTCCTCCGCAATCAAACCAGAATGCGGATTCGTCTTACTTGACAGTCTCGAACGAATGGACACAAAACAACTCCGAGAATTTGCGGCATGGCTAGAAGTCAAAGAGCTTCAGGCCATCGGCACCAGAGTCTCGACGGGCGACGAGTGTTCCATCGTCATTGCTAACGGGATCGGGACTCAAGAAGAGGTCGAACCACAAAAGAAGGCAGCAGCCCCCCGCGAATTAAATTTCTAAACCACATCACAACAAAGGAAACAACATGCCACAAGATAACGCCAGAGAACGCAATCAGGAGAATGCTGATGTTTGAAGGACAACTCGGGAAGACAATGATGATCAAACAGGGTTACGTTCCTCCAACGTGCACACTTCCTATCGACGTAGCGGGGCCGCTAATTTGGTCGGAGGTGAACGCCGGACGCGACGTGTGTGCCGGTTGCGAAGAAGACAGGAGCATGTGCAAAGGCAGACCGAAGAAGTCCAGCACCAAATAACCATCACGAGCAACATCAAAAAAGGGAGAAGAGAAAGTGGAAACAACAAACCAACTGAATCACATGGCAGGGGCTTTATCGAAAGCCCAAGGGGAGATGACAAACCCACCAAAAACCCGCACAGTACAAGTCAACACAAAAAGCGGCGGCAACTATTCATACAGCTACGCCGAACTTGACGGAATCATTGATCACGTTCGCCCCATCATCGCGAAACACAACCTTGCGATTATTCAGCGAATTGACACACAGCCCGATTGCGTCACGCTCGTCACCGAGTTGATACACGAGTCGGGGCAAATGATTTCCAGCACCCACCCTCTGCCAAAAGGATGCGCAGCCCAAGAATTTGGCAGCTATCTAACATACGCCAGACGATACAGCCTGTGCGCGATTCTAGGCATTGCGGCAGAATCAGACAACGATGGATTAGCAGCCAACGGAGCTAGAACAGGCGGCGGAGAATCGTCAAACGAGGCAACACTCAGAGATGAGGTCATAGAACGGATATGCGAAGACTCGGTATCAAATGTTGCCCTGGTGAACTGGTGCCGTAACCAAGGATTAGCAGACGACAAAGCCAAGACTTCAGAGGACCTACCCGTTGACGTAATCAAACAGATGCTCGATAGATGGGAAGAAGTTCTCGCATTCGTCAAAAAGTCAAAAGAAACACCAACGGACAAAAAGAAACCCACAACAAAACCGAAGAAAGAGAAAACCAAGCCCCCCGCGAAGAAAAACCCAAAGGAATCAAAACCCCCAGAGCCCCCAGCCGACAAGGAACTGGAAACAAATGACGACGATTTGTCATTCATTCCGCCATCTCTGCGGAAGTTGATGAAACGGGACGGCGTCACAAAAGCGGCACTAAAGCACGTATATGTCAGCAAGGGACATTTGCCGGCGGACGTACAACCAGACGACCTGCCAGAAGATTATGTCGAGCAGATTTGCGCCCCAGCCGTATGGGCCAAAGTGCTCGAAGTCGCGAAGCAATTCGAAGGCTAATTAAGAAACCATGAAGGAGAAACGAGCAATGACAGAAAAGACACAGAACACAAGCGCAGATGAGATAGGATGGGACGACGATCTCGAAGATGTCGAATTCATCACACTTCCTGAAGGCGAAGGAACATTCAAAGTCCTAGCCCTCACCCGCACCCGTAAAGCCAAAGGAAAATTAGGAGAGTGCAACGTCGCGGTTCTCACGCTTGAAGTGACTCACACTGACAGCGGCGAAGTCGCGACATTCGACGAGGAGTTGCCTCTGCACAAAAAGCTAATGTTCCTACTCCTCCAGTTCTTCACGGCAATAGGACAGAGAGAGCACGGGGAAGAAGGGCCCTTCAAGCCCAACTGGTCTAAAAAGGCCATCATAGGCGCAACAGGCCGTTGTGAGTTGGACGTTCGAACGTGGACGAAGAAAGACCAGACCGAAGGCAGCGCCAATCAGGTCAAGACATGGCTTTCTCAAGAGGACGAGCACGATCCTTTGCCTTTTTGATCGTTTTCTTTTCCTTTTCGATCAAAAGGCACGGCCCGGGCATGCCGACGAAAGGCCCAACTAATTAAGGAAAACGACATGGAATTGAGACCGTATCAGATCACAGCCAAGGACGCAGTCTTCTCAGAATGGGACACCGTCGACCGCACACTGCTAGTACTTCCGACCGGAACAGGGAAAACTATTGTGTTTTCGTACATTGCGAGAGACGTGGTAGCGAAAGGCGGACGCGTACTAATTCTCGCACACAGGGGGGAACTCCTCAATCAGGCGGCTGATAAACTACATATCGCAACCGGTTTAGCATGTGCAGTTGAAAAAGCAGACGAGACGGCTCACAACGCCCTAGAAAGAGTCACGGTCGGAAGCGTTCAGAGCTTAATGTCACAAAAGCGATTAGATCGTTACGATACAGCGCATTATTCCCACATCATCATCGACGAGGCTCACCACGCAATCAGCGAAAGCTACCAGAGAGCAGTCGGTCACTTCGAAAACGCAAAAGTGCTGGGAGTGACGGCAACCGCGGACCGAGCCGACAAAAAAAACCTAGGGCAGTACTTCGAGAGTCTTGCTTATGACTACAGCTTGATGGACGCCGTCCGTGAAGGGTTTCTCGTGCCTATCCGGATCCAGACAATGCCAGTGACCATCGACACGAAATCACTTCCAACAGGACAAAAAGAACCGAGCGCCAACGAATGCGCAACAGCTTTGGACCCATACATTCCTCAGCTTGCTGAATGTTTTGCGGACCACTGCAGAGACCGAAAGGGGCTCATCTTCGCGCCACTATGCGCGACGGCGCAGAAAATCCAGAAAGCCTTAAATACGGCCGGTCTTAGAGCCTACTATTGTAGCGGAGAGGACAGAACTCAGATTGCAGCATGGGAGAAAGACGGAAAAGGAAGCGTGATGGTCAACGCTATGCTGCTGACTGAAGGGTACGACCACCCGCCGGTAGACCTTATTGCCGTATGGCGATTCACAAAAAGTAGAGCATTTTTTTCCCAGATGGTGGGGCGGGGAACTCGATTGTATCCGGGCAAAGAAAACTTGCTCGTATTGGATAATCTTTACCTGGGGGACTCACTCCAGTTATGTCGACCCGCCTCCGTCGTCGCCGAAGACCCGGCGACCGAAAGACATTTATCCGAAATGGCAGAAGAAGAAGCACTCAACGGGGGAGAAATAGAAGTCACAAGCGAGGAGGCGCTGAACGAAGCCAGGCGCCGCGTTATCGAAGAAAGAGAAAAAGCTCTTGCCGACAAACTCGCAAAAATGCGGCACAGAAAACACAAATTGGTGGATCCGCTGCAATGGGCCGTCAGTGTTTCCGCTGATGATCTCATCGACTATCAGCCATCATTTGGATGGGAAATGGAGCCCCCATCAAAAGCACAACTCAAAAAACTCGAAACAGCGGGGATTTTCCCAGACGAAGTCACTTGCGCAGGGATGGCATCAAAAATAGTAGAACGACTTTCAATGCGCAGAGATGCTGGGTTTGCAACTCCAAAGCAAGTCCGTTGTCTCGAAAAGTTCAATTTTAAACAAGTTGGAGGGATGACATTCGAAAACGCAAACCAACTCATAACAAGGATTGCCGCCAATGGATGGCGAGTTCCACACGACGTGAAACCGATCAAAGAAGCTGCGGGCAGTTGAAAGGACAATAAAGAAAATGAGCAAAAAAATACAGATGGCGGATTTCTTTTGTGGGGCAGTTTGATTTCTGGCGGCTTCCAGAAATTCCTTCAAGAGCTCGAAATGCAACATTACACAAGCGAATAATTCGCAACGCAATCCGACAGAACATAGCAAACAACAAGGAGAACAAAACATGAAGGAACAGCCTAAAATTGTCGAAGGTAATGTAACGTTCAGCAGGGAAGCTGATTACTCGCAGGTGGAAAAAATTACTGGCTCCCTCTATTGCCGGAACACCGACAAGGATAGCTTCCCGAAGCTGACCACGATAGGCGGCTCCCTCGATTGCCGGGATACCGACAAGGTATGCTTCCCGAAGCTGACCACGATAGGCGGCTCCCTCGGTTGCTGGAACACCGACAAGGTATGCTTCCCAAAACTGACCACGATAGGCGGCTCCCTCGATTGCCTGGATACCGACAAGGATAGCTTCC